CGGAGCGCAATTGAGTCAAGGCAGATCATCGGGAAGAGCGGCGCAGAGCTGCTGCCCAAAGTCGGACATGGTATCTACTGGAATCCGGATGGCACCGAGCCAGTGACCATTCCTCAAACAACAGATAACGAGCTTAAAGAGCGCATAAACTACTGGAAGAGCGCAAGACCTGAAAGGAGCAGAACGACATGCCAACCATCGAATTCATCGCCTACGTTTTGGCAGCGTGTCTTCTCACGCTGAGAGCATTTAAACATCTGACCGACCTCATAATAAATAACATCAAGGAGTAACACCATGAAACGAGCTACATTACATCGCCGGATGTGAAGCGGTAGGAAGTGATCAGGAATGGTTAGACATGCTCTATGACAATGAAGTCATTGTCTATAGAGTAGTAGACTGAATAGTTATTGATACGAAGAAAGACCACTCTTGCCGGAGCGGTCTTTTCTTATGCCCAAAATTTGAGCCTACAGACCTCATTCGTTTTGGTAGGGAACTTGTCTGCTCATTTTGTTTTGCGTTCGTGCGTTAAGATTTGCCGATTTGCAAATTATCGCAGAGCGTTGTTGACCTCATCGAGCAGCATTTGAGCATCCGTATGCACATAATATTTCGTTGTGACCCTTATATCATTCCTCATGAGCTTGGCTAACACATGAGCTGGCACTTCCGTTGCGAGCATCGTGGCGAAGGTATGCCGACAAGAGTAGGGCGTACAGCGTGGATTCGCCCCAATTCGGCTGACCATCTCCTTGAAAGCCTTACGATATGTATCCATTTTATAAGGCATCACCGAGCCGTTTTTGCCTCGTTCGAGCAAGTCCTTCAGCACAGGGACCATTCTGTCCGGGATCGGAACTGCTGCCGACTTCCGTCTGTCCGTTTTCGAGCCGACCTCTGTGATGAGCTGACGGTCCCAATCGACCTTGTCCTCTGTGACCTTTGCGACCTCGCTGGGCATTAACCCAGTATATATCATCAAGAGTGCGATCCCTGTCTCTGGGTGTTCGGCATAATCGAGCCACATCCGTTCGACCTCTTCCTTGCTGAAGGGAACGGTTTCTTCTTCATTCAGTTCGGGCAAGACGATGAACGAACTCAAGTTGGACGAGCATACTCCGTCTGCTATAGCGAGTTTATAGAGATGGGAGAGCAATGACTTTATATCTCTTGCCGGATAGTATGTGTAACCCTTGACCAGGTCTTGCAGACGAGCTACTGTCAACGAGCTCATCTCTTCATTGGCGACCTCGCTGATCCTGTTCCAGACCGTGCGGTAGTGGGTCTGCTTCGAGCTCGACAATTTTAGCAGACCATTATCCCTATATATGCACCAGTAATCCTGTACAGTATGAGTATGAGCAGGAACTGAGTGTGTACGGTACTGGCTGATGTAATGTCGAGCCTCTGCCGCCGTGGGGAAAACCTTTGTGTGCTTGATAGGGTGGGATTCATCTCGCCACCCTGTGACAATTATTGCTCGCCACTTGTCCTTATATCGGACGACCGACCCCTCGCCGTTTCCTCGCTTCTTAGGCATAGCTAACCCTCATTGAATGGAAGGAGATGGTATTTGTGAATTGTGATGAACTGATTAAGGAAGCTTTATCTCTTCCTAAGGAGCAGAAAATCATCCTCTTAACCCTGCTAAGAAATCTCTCACTCTCTGCTGTTGAGCAGGAGTAAGACCCCTTATCAGACGGACGAGTTCTTCATCGAGCTCGTCCTCTTTTATTGTCTCTTCTTCAACGACCTCGGTTTCTTTCCGATCCGGGGTCGTTTTCCTTTCTTCCTGTTCTCCAATCAGCCACTTGATGTCCACGTTAAAGATGTCTGCGATCTGGGAGAGAGTCTCAAGACTCGGCACGCTTCCTCGCACGAACCATCTGTGAACTGTCGAAACCGCAACGCCTAACCGCCTTGCGAGCTGGCTTCTGTTCATTCTGTTCTCAAACAAAAGAAGTTCCATTCTTTCCGCAAATGTTGTCATTGTTATATCCTTTCCGTATTTGAGCATTTGTCAAAATAATTTCGTTTTGATCACAGAAAAGTATTGACAATAGTTGCGTAGAGGTATAACATAGATGACAGAACGCAACTGTTGACAATGTAATGTAGCAACTACAGAGTACCAAGTTTGCGGTCGAATGTCAACATTTCAAGCAGAAAGGAGAGCAATGAGAGAAGACGAAAAATGTAGAATTTGTGGGCATGTAGGCGTATATGCAAAGCACCTCTGCCGCAAATGTTATGACAGACTCCGCAAGAATAACTGGGCAGAATCACCTCCCAAGACCGAAGCGGTAAGGAAGAGATGGATAGGCAAGACAGCAAACGGATGGGAAGTCATCGAGCATATGCCGAAAGATAAAGTCCTTGTCAGGTGCCAGTTCTGCGGAAGAACAAAGGTGGCAAGTAAGAGCGGGATCACAAAGGGGTCAATAAGACCATGTGTCTGCCACGTTGAACGCTTGACACCACGAACCGAAACACAGGCACGAATCTATTCGGCGGTGCTTCACAACAAAGGCAACGGCTCTAAGGCAGCCAAAGACTTGGGACTAAGCAGACAAGCGGTGTTCCGTGTGTTGGAAACGATGAGGAAGAACCAGTATGAAGAATAACTATTGGATCACAGACCCTTACAACAGAGTCCGTTTGGGAGATGAGGCAGAACGCCTTGCGAATCTGTGGAAACCCGAAGCTGGCATCGACTACTGTTCCGCTTGTGGAGAAGACACTTCCGAACTGATCGACGGATACTGCCCCGATTGCATATGGCAGTTGTTCCACAACCATGCTGAGGAAATAACCGAATGGAACGCAAAGGACAGCGACTATGACCCTGACCTTGACCTCTCAATGGAAGGTGCAGAAAAGTTCTGTCTGGAAGATGACCCCGAATATTTTATGAGCTGGGTGTATCAGGAGCATCCCGAATGGCTTAAAGAAATCGAGGTGATATAGTGATCGATTTTGATGAAGCGAAGCACATCTATACCATAGACGGAAGAGCCGTTCCGTCCGTCACAGACATATGTTCACCCATCACCGCAGACCACTATGGCTCGATCAATTCAGCCGTCCTTGAGATGGCAAGTCGCAGAGGGACAGCAGTCCACGAAGCCACAGAGCTGATAGACCTCGGCTCTATGCCGGACGATGGTCCAGAGATAGACGGATATATAAACGCATACCTCGACTTCCTGTTGGACTATCAGCCTAAGTGGGAATACATCGAATGGGTTGGTCACTACAAAGGCGAATATGACGGACTTGAGTTCTGCGGAACTGTGGACAGGGCAGGGCATGTAGGAGACGAGTTCTGGGTCTTAGACATAAAGACCACAGCCTCGCCGACAAAGGAGAACTACATCGCAACATGTTGCCAAACGATGGCATACGCAATGATTCTTGAAGCGGCCCGCAGTTGCGACCGCAAGATTCTGTATCTCAAAAAGGATGGCAGTTACCGCTTGGTGGACTGCGATGAAAAAGAAGCAGAGCTTGGCTTAGACAGTTATTATCTGTTTTCCCGCCTCTGCGCAGCAAGAAACTATATCGACATTTTAAAGGAAAGGAAGAAAAGCAATGGCAAAAAGAAAACTGACAAAAGCAGTGACCCTGCTGAACGAGATTCAGGACAAATTGAATGAAGTCAAAGGACTTCTGTCCGACTATGAGGTGACGTTCCCAGAGATTCTGGTATCAGTTCCGTTCGGGATCAAAGACCTCGCAGATGACTTCAATGCAAAGGTGAAATGTTCACCGCCTAACGAGCTGTTAGGGCATTTCGATGCTTACTTCGACATAAGGGGAGTTAAGTTCGTCAGCTATTTTATTCCCGAGAGGGAAAGAAAGTTTTATGAGGACACGGAATGAATGATCTACTGATTAAGGTCGCTTGCGAGAGGTGCGGAAAAGAATACTTCAAAAACTTTACGAACCGTGCTTCGGTTCATGTAGTAATCCTTTCGCCAGAGACAATGCAGGACATGAACGTCATCGAACTTTGCTATGACTGTCAGAGAGAACTTCTCGAATGGATAGAGAAAGGAGTAAACAATGGGAAATAAATTAACGAGCAAGGTTTCTATCCTCGTTCAGGGCGAGGATTCAAGCGGAACGATTTGCGATCGGAATATCGATTGCCAGACGGCTCTTATCTTTGGACTACAGGATGACGGAGTGGCGGTGTCTACCTTTGGCGCACTCAATCCGTTGGAAGCAGCCGAAGTCATCTCTGCTATGAAGAACATAATCGAACATCTATATGAGGACTTTCCGGGTGCAAAGCTTTTTGAAGCACTTAATGATGTCAATGTAGAAGACCTCATGGAAGGAGAGGAAGATGAGTGAGAATCTAACTATTTATGAAGCAGGGCAGACCCTGTCGAGAGCGAAGGGTGAGAACTATGTGGTGACTGCTCCCTTCACAGGACAGCAGACCACGCTGAAAAGAAACACCGACTTCGGTGTGATCCCCGGCACTAAGCAGCCGTCATTATTCAAGGCAGGCGCACAGAAGATAGCAAATGCTTTCGGCCTTCTTCAGCACTACACCATAGAGTCCTCGATCGAAAACATCGAAGTGCCAGTATTCTTCTACAGGGTACGCTGTGACCTCGTTAAAGTCATGGCTGACGGAAGCGAGATAGTGTTCACATCAGGACATGGCTCAGCAAACACAATGGAAAAGCGTAATGGCAGAAACTCCGCATGGGACGCCGCCAACGCTACGCTGAAAATGGCAGAGAAAAGAGCGTTGACCGCCGCAGTAATTGCCATAGCCGGACTGGCAGACCAGTTCACGATGGATATGGAGAACGAGGACTTCATGAATCAGGAAGTCAAGGTAGACAATCCTGACGATACCATTACATCAAAGCAGAGGAAGTATCTGTTTACCATTGCCTCATCCAACGGTCTCAATACAGAACAGGCAAAGGCAATCATAGCTGAATACGGCTACGCTTCAGCCACAGAAGTTCTTAAAAAAGATTTTGATAACATCGCAAGTGCGATGAGAGAAAGAGGTGCAAATAATGCTTAAACTTGGCAAGACCTATCGTATTTTCAGAGGACGTGTTACCACAGGCGGTGACCATACAATGCTCTCGATCAGCGAGTCCACAAAAGACCCCAAGACAGGGGAGTGGACAAACGCCGGATGGTGGTCAGTATGTGTAGAAGGCTCATATCCCTGTGAGCGTAATGACAACTACCGCTACACCATCGAGAAGATAACAGGCGTATCTCAGCGAGAGTACAACGGCAAGAATTACGTCACCATCTTCGCAGAGGGCAAGATGGACACAGGAAGAGCAACCCCGGACGGATTCGAGACCGTCAAGGATGACGGCGATCTCCCGTTCTGATTGAGAAAGAAGAAAAGATGTCGAAATATATTAAAGCAGATGCTTTATACCAATCGTTTGGAGCAACTGGCAATTGCAATAATTGTCCACTTGATGCATATAAGTGCCAATATTACAACGAACATACATTGATGGAGTTTTGCGAGAGAATCGATGATGCTCCTATTGTGGATGCTGTAGAGGTGGTTCGATGCAAGGACTGCATACACTACTACGCTGACCCGTGGGGATATGGGAATTGCGTGTTTGAAGGTGGCGTGTCACGCAGAACGAAGGGCAGTGACTTCTGCTCATGGGGCGAATGGAAAGAAAACGAAGAAAGGAGTTTCTAATGGCAATTACTTTATTAACAGACTATTTAGACCTTACTGTATGGATGAAGAAAGACAGAATCATTTCTCTGTTAAAGATGGTAGATGATACCAAAGACCTCGACAGGAAGTTCCGTGCGGACATAGCTCGCAACAACAGGATGTTCCTTCAGGGCGAGCGGGATCACTACATCATCCATTCCAATAAGCTGGGATACAAATGGGCGGCAGACGAGGAAGAGATAGCCCAGTCCACAGCAGACCTTGAGCGCAGAGCATACACCATGTTGGCTCATACCAATGCAGTCAAGAAGAGTCTCAAGAGCAGAAATCAGCTCGGGTTCTGTGAGGTAGCCGGATACAGGAAAGCCAAGAACATGACCGCTGAAGACTTGGTCGCAAGAGTCAAGGCTGACTATCCCGACAGCCCTCTGGATGTCCCCATGCTGAGTAAGATCGAAACAGGAAAGGTCTTAGCGAACCATGAAACAATGGTTGCGATCAGCGAGGCACTCGGGGTCGGTACAGTCAAACTATTTGGCAACTATGCAATAGTCATTTAACTATTTTTATGCCTTTAATCTTGCATGGGTGCATAAAAGGTATTGAAAAAACCTTGCATCTATGCTAAGATTAAGGCGTAGTGTAACGGGCTACAGGCAATTTAATAGTTGTTATGGCGATGGCTCCCGAATAGCCTAAGCCTTAACATAAAGAAGCCGTTAATCGAGTGCCGTTACCACTTGGATTAACGGTGATTTGTTTTATAAGGACATACGCAAATGCTAATAAGACCCGACAATTATGTAACAACACTTGGCTTCATGATTATGCCCAAAGAAAAGGGCGGTCTTGGACTCAAGGGAAACGAAGCGATGGTATATGCAATCATCTACGGCTTCTCACAGGATGATAAATCTTGGTTCAGGGGATCGCTGCGGTATCTCGCAGAATGGGTGAACGGCACGAAACAAGGGGTCCAGAAGAACCTCGCATCGCTGATAGATAAGAAGCTGATAGTTAAGAGGGAAGAGACCAAGCTCGGAGTTAAGTACTGTGAATACCGAGCAACTCCAGTTGACGGTATGCAACAGAGTTGTACACCTATGCAACAGAGTTGCCCCAATAATAAAGAAGATATATATAGTTCCCCCTCTGATATAGATTCTAACGAATCTATATCATCTCCCCCAAAGGGAGAAGTAGAGCAGATCGTTGATTATCTGAATGCCAAGACAGGGAAGCATTTCTCGGCCAAATCAGAGAAGACCCTTCGCCTTATCAGGGCAAGATACAGAGACCACCGCACCCTTTCCGATTTTTTGCGAGTTATCGATGTAAAGACAAGCGAGTGGCTCGGTACTAAATGGGAGAAATACCTACAGCCCAGCACCCTTTTCGGCGGACACTTTGAAGAATACCTAAACCAACCTTTTGAAGAAGACGAAGATTATTCGGAGTACCCGGACTATGATTGACCGTTGGAAAAATGAATTGACCATACTCGGTGCATTGCTGACAGACAAAGCAAACACCTCATATATCTTCTCAGAACTCAGTGAAGATTACTTTGAAGAAGAAAACATTGCCGGAGTTTTCAGAAAGGCGAGGAAGCTGTGGAAGGAAACAGGGAGCAACGATTTCTCTGCATTGGCTAACAGTTATACCGCAGAAGAATCAAATATCACAGACAACATCTATATGGTCTATATGCCAAGTATCGAGACCAGACCGTTCGTAGATGAGTTTAAGAAAAGCGTTCTGGTGGAAAAGATAAAAGACACAGCAGAGAAGATGCTCCGCACCGATGACCTCGAAGAGATAACGAACTGCGACACAGAGATACAGAACTATCTGCGAGGTGCATCAAGGATCCGGCCAATGTCATTCGCAGATTACATTGCCAACTTTGCAAACCGCATGACTACTCCTATAGAGGCAATTAAAACAGGCTTCGGGAAGTTTGATCAGAAGCTGTTAATTGAGCGAGGCGACTTCATAATCCTGATGGGAGAACAGTCCGCTGGTAAGACAGCGTTAAGCATAGGCATGGCAGTGAACATGGCCAAACAGGGGCATAACGTCTACTATTACAGCCTCGAAACTTCCGACAACGGAGTGTTCGACAGAGCCAATGCAATATACACAGGAGCAAAACTGGGAAACATCCTGCGGCACGACTTAACCGACGACGATATGACGAGAGTCGGTGAAAAGATGGATGAAATGGAAAAACTTCCGTTTCATGTCGTAGAAGCAGCCACTTGGAACGTAAGCAGAATTGCCAATGATGCTGTAGCGAACAAAGCAGATGTAATTTTCATTGATTATGTTGGCCTATTAAAAGGAAGTGGCCGTTCAAGATATGAGGAAATGACTAATATCTCGACCGACCTTCACACTATGGCTCAGCACAACAAGATTACTGTAATTGCTCTCTCTCAGATGAACAGGGAATCCAACAACGAGAGAGATTCAAAAAAGATTCAGCTCCCCACCATGCACGATGCAAAGGATACTGGTCAGTTGGAGTCTGATGCCGATGCAATGATTGCCCTTAAACGCAGAGATGCAGGCAAGGACAGGTTTGAGAAGAGCCGTTGGAGAACCGATGCGCTGATCGTGAAAAACAAGAAGGGAATGCTCGGTAACATTGCATTCTGGTTTGACGGAGAAACGCAAAGATTCACTGAGGTTTCGGATAGGGAACTGGATGCAGAAAAAATAAGAGTAGTCAGAAGAGAAGTCGAAAACATAAGAACAAGGAGAGAAGAAGAATAATGTTCATCAAAACAAAATCGGCCATTATAAACGGAAATCAGGTAAGCAGAATTAGTGTGGTGTCCGACTATGTAAGATATCGTGTCAACGCTTATATAGATTTCTTGCAGTTAGATGGCACCACTGAAACATGTGTATATAACATAGCCTTAGCCGATAGTAGAGAAGATGCAGAAGAGATTCTGTCGGTTCTGTTTAGGTTCATAAGAGAAAACGAGGACTTCGACGTAGATGAAAACCTTATCGATAAAGAGGAGAACAGCAATGGCAGTACTAATAGCAGCGACTAAGGCGGTATGGCTCGCCTTGTTATTTATCGCAGGGTTCGTGGGAGCGACCATCGTAGTGATCGCCGGATTCACGGCCGTTGTGATGATAGTCGAGGAAGCAATAATTCAAATCAAAGACAAGGAAGAGGAACGCAAGTACAGAGAAGATGAACGCAAATACAGAAATCAAGTGCAAGAACTGTCGGGCGTACAGACCAACGACAGATGTTGAAGCGGAACTTTCAGGTCGCTTTGAAACGAAGACTATGCCATACGGCTGGTGCATTTTCATGGATGACAAGGTGAGAGAATACGAATGGTGCGGTCAGTTTACGGAGAAAAAGAAAGATGAAATTCTTTGTGATAGCGGCGGCAATTATTAGTGTCCTAATCTGCTATGCCTGCTGTGTAGTAGGCGGAAGGGCAGATGATTGGGCAGAAGAATTTGAATGGATGATTTGGGACGAAGACGAAGATGGCTAACACCAAGTTGGTGAATGGACGATCTGCGAGGCAAATGGCGTTGACAATGGAGAACTGTGTCAATAAGGATGCGTGCAACTCATGCCCTTATGACAAGAAGCACGGCAAGGGGCGGGCATGTATGGACTATCTGCTGCTCGATGCAGCGACCGCCCTTCGCAAACTCCAAAAGAGATACGAAAAACAAAGAGAACGTTATTACATCGATAAGGAAAGGATTATAGAAGAAGTAATGTTGGGAACATTATTTGTGGCATGGCTCACAGACCCGGAATACCGAGAGGTAAAGATGCTCGGTGTGTTCTCTTCACAGGCACAGGCTGAAGTCTATGTCGAGGAACGGAAGAAGGATGCGATCACAGCCGGACTTCCGCACTTGGTCTTCGGCATCAGTAAGACCACAGACAGGAGAAAGGGAAATGGCAAGTAAGAACCTTCCAACCTTGCTCCGTAATGCGAAACACAAGGGCGTTGAGGACGGACTCATAACCATGCAGAATGTGTGCCTCATAGCTCTCGACAACATTGCCGAAGATTACATGCCAGAAGAGAAGGTCGGTGAGTTCCTCAAGGAAACCGAAGCTGAAATGCAGAGGGTGTGGGGCGAAGTCCTAAAATCGGTCGGGACCGAACTTGATCTGAACCGAACGAAGATGAATGACGAGAACTCCTACACAGTCGCCGAATGGCTCTTGGGATGGGTCACAAGGATAAGGCAGAAACGAGGCATGGATGGCTGAACGAAAACTGATCGAACGGACATGCACGGTCTGCGGAAAGGTGTTCTACGCAAAGACTTCGGTCGCTCTCTACTGTCCCGAATGCAGAGATACCCGGACGAAAGAAAGAGTGAACATCAAGTCAGCAAGGGCAATGAGCGAGAAGCAGATACAGAAGCAATTGAAAGCCGACCGCAAGGCTCGGCAGAAGAATATGAAATCCATAATAAGCATCTCTAATAAGGCAAAGGAAGAGAACTTATCTTATGGGGAATATGTAGTGAGGAATGGAATATGAAAGAACATCCAGATTGCGACAGGGATGCTTGGTACGAATTCCGACCCGATGGGGTACACCCTGTTAGCCACCACAAGTTCGTTGAAGTCGAACGGATACCGAACTGCGAGGTGCAAATTCTGAAATGCGAGGTATGCGGAAAGATTTCCGTGGGCTGGCGCAGAATGGGATATGAGGAAGAAGACGATGAGTGAGTATTGCGTGATGTGCGGAAGAGAAATCCCAGAGGGCAGACAAGTCTGCAAGATATGCGAGGACAGAGTAATGAGTGATGGAAGATTAAAGTTTACGATCTATTCGGAGCCGAGAAGCAAAAAGAACTCTCAGCAGATAGCAATTAACAGGGCAACAGGCAGACCGTTCGTAACGCAGAGTGCGGCATACAAGGAATTCTGTAGGGAATGCATCAAACAGATAAGGATGCAAGGGTTCGCCCCGAAAGAGCCGATAGACTATCCTGTCAACATTCAGTATCTGTTCTATAAATCCACAAGACGGCTCTGCGATGGCTTGAACCTCTCAGCCGCAATGGATGACATCCTCACCGAGGCAAGGGTGATTGACGATGATCACAGGGACATTGTGGCAGGACACGATGGGACCAGGGTCTACTATGACAAAGGCGAGCCGAGGGTGGAAGTTATCATTACTCCCATGAATGACTATGATAGGTGGAAGCAATGAATAAAGAAGATGTGCAGTTTATCTCTACTGTAAAAGAAATAAATGGAAAGTCGATAATGACCATCATCGTTTCCAATCCTTATGAAGAGACCAAAGCAATGCTTGACTATATTTGTGCAGTCATTAAAGAGGTGCTAAGTAATGGCAAGGAAGAACGATAAAGGCTTAGTGGTCGGCACCCATGAGGGCAGAGAGGGATTCGGCAACGGCGGTGGGTCTGCTCCGGCAAGATTCCCACAGACCCCCGAAGAAATCTCAGCGGTGAACAAAGTCAGGGCAGCGACCAAAGCCTATAAGACAAAGAAGAGCGAGGACTCCGCAAAGGTCATTCAAGGACTCATAGCACAAGGCATGGAGAACCTCGCCTACAGTCAGGCGGTCGGCAAGATGAATCTGCTCGACACCGACAGGCTCAAGGAACAGAGCATGGTCTATCTCCAGACATGCATGGAAGATGCCGTGCTGCCTGATTTCCAGAGCTTCTGCCTCTCGCTCGGATACAGCCGGAGCGGAGTGCTGAACTTCATCAAGAAGACTGAAGAAGATAATCCCAGCCGAGAATGGCTCGTTATGATGAGGGACACATTCAGTTCCATGCTCGCACAGGCTGCGTTGGGCGGTGATGTGAATACCATCTTTGCCATTTTCCAGCAGAAAGCCATGTATGGGTGGCAGGAGTCCTCGAAGATAGAGGTGGTGCATGAGAACATACTCGGATCGCCGAAGACCCCGGAAGAGATAAAAGCTATGAACGAAAGATATATGATGGATGCCATATATGAAGAGGTGGACTGATGGCTGATTTACCGAATTTGTTTTATGTCCAATTACAAGAACAGTGCGATGGTGTTACTTGGGTAAAGGTGACACGCTGCAAAGATTGCAAACATTGGGCATGGCCAAACACTTGCTGTCTTGAGACAATCACACGATATGAGGATGATTATTGCAGTAGAGTAGAAAGGAGAGAAGACAATGCCGAATGAAACGGCCAACATCGTCCTGTGGTTTCAAAGGCTCAAGGAAGAAACAGATAGGATCGCAAAGGAAATGCGAGAACAAGGAGAGAAGAAAGAAGATGTTGAAAAGATTGATTAACAGAATCAAGCATTATAGGTTCTGTATGTTAAATCACTTTTATTGTCCTGACTGTATATATCACGACTTTATCTTTGAGGGTAGTGTGTTTAGGGGCAACAGGTGTAGATGGGGGAGATAAGATGCCGTTTCATAATGTACATGGGGTTTACCCCGCAAGAAAATGTATCGTCTGTGGGAAGACATTCATCCCCAAGACAGCGAACCACAAGGTCTGCTCGCCCGAATGCAGTAGGAAAAGAGCAAGCGAACTAAAGCCGCAGTACCGTGCGAAAACAAAAAAGACCTCATCCGTCAGTAACATGGATGAGATCAGAGAAATAGCCAAACGAGGCGTTCATTACGGACAGTATGTCGCTGAGGCAGAGGGGAGAATAAATGGGAAGAACAATTGATGCGGACAAATTAAAAGCATATCTGCAAGATAAGTATGTTATGTATGACCATACACTTGCAGATATAGATGCACAGCCAACAGTAGATGCCGAGCCTGTGGTACGGTGCAAGGATTGCAAATACTTTGACCACTCTGATTTTGGGAAAGGCGAAGAATGTTGGTGCAAACACTTTGTTAGCACTGATGATTACACTCATTGCCACAAAGTTATGGAAGATGATTTCTGTGCATGGGGAGAAAGGAAAGAAAATGCCGATTAACATTAATTTGCCTCTGTCGGAGATAGGAGCGAGCATCCCTACCGACAAAGACTTCCTTCCTCAAGAGCCGTGCAACTCTTGCGATGAAATTGTTTGGTGCGATCTGTGTAACGATTGGCATTGCGGATTGTGGTTGAAGACCAACGAGAAGTATTGCAAATACAGGGAGAAGGACATTGACACTCCCACCGATCCCGTTGCAAAATGAAAGAGCCTTAGAGACTTCATTCATACATAGAATCCATGCATTACCTTTCCGATGCATGGGTTCTCTCGTTTAAGACCTATTGATACTCCTACTGATACATGGAATACAAAAAATGGCTGAAATAAAGGGAGTCCTTCGCCCCTGCTAAGGGTGTAGGTCGGGAAACCGGCGCGAGGGTTCAAATCCCTCCTTCTCCGCCACAGAACCCCTTGAATAAAGGCAATTCGCCCATTCAAGGGGTCTTTTCTTTTGCCAAGAAAAACAGGGTCTCCAGAGCCGTTTTTTCGGTCTATTGATACACGCATTGATACATGAAACGAGGCAAAAACATAGATTTAATTTGCAAATTGGGTTTTTGGTATCAAACGGACGAAGTGCGTTCTCAGAAAAGAAATTATCCCCCAAAAATAAAAACCCCTCTCGGCTGAAAAAAGAGGGGTTTGAGTGGATTCTGTAATTTAGACTTCAGTCACAGAGTATTCCACCTTTTCTGCTTCACACCATGAGGTCATGGCATCACGCTGTGCTTTGTTGATGTTCTTCATGGTGAGGTTGAATTTTGGGTCAGCTTTGGGAAGGAATTCTGCCCAAGCCTTGTCATACGCACACCAGAAGTCTTCGATCTTGTACCAAATGTAGCCATCCGCACGAACGGATTCGCCGACATTGTAGATGCCACGATTAACATAGCCAAGAAATTCCCCTTTGAGATTAGGTTCTTTCCTTGCTCTCAAGGTATCGGTGTCGATGCGGAACTGGTCTACCTTGCTGTTGCGCTCAACAGGTGTTCCTCGGTTCTGAATCGGCTGGTAGTGCATAATGCTGTAGTCGCTCTGTGTGTACTTGTTTACGATCTGCTCTGGATAGGCAAAAGTATAGGTAACAGGATTGACCTTCTCTCCGTTGAGCCTTACTTCATAATGCACATGGTAGCCGTTCGAGTATCCTGTGTTTCCCTGAATGCCGAGGGTCTGTCCACGTTTCACAGCCTGTCCGACTTTAACTGCGACAGACCATTTCTCAAGGTGTCCGACAAGGGTGCGGACTCCCGGTGCATGCTCGACTATGACATAGTTCCCATAGCCATGATCGGAAGTTCCCCATGTGTTGCCTTTGCCGTCAACGGCGGTCACAACTGTGCCGTCAGCGGGGGAGAAGACAGGAACATGCGCTCCGCCCTGTGCAGAGTTCCATGCCATGTCTACGCCCAAATGGGATGAACTGTAGCCTCTGCTGAACGCAATGTAGGTCTTGGGGTACTGAAGATGAAGTGCAAGTGCAGTTTCTTTGATTCCCATTAGCCTTCTCCTTCGTCTATTTCGTGGTCTACCACATCAACAGGCGGCACATAGTCTTCGACTAATTCGCCCCATGTGTTCTGCTCCAAGAGGTCGTTTTTGTATCTTACTGTGCTGATTTCAAGAATGCCGATAAGAACGGCTGCACACTCAAGACACGTTTTCGAGATTTGGTCTCCATAAGGCAGATTCCAAATCTCTGCAAGTTTGACATAGAAGGTTGCCATTAAGACAAGAATCTTCTGTATGACTTTCAGAACGTCATACGCTTTGTTGGAAAGTTTCATGCGTTATTTCTCCTTATAAACATAGTTTGGATACGTGCGCTTAAAATACTCACGCAACGCTTTCAATCTATTTTCGTTTTGATTCGGTGCGAAGTGAATGTGCGAAGCTCTTTCTACGGCTTCAGCTACTGCTTTCTCTGTATCATCTCCGACATAGAACCACAAGAAACCTTTGCAAGTCTTCACTTTCTTTGTGCAGCACTTGACTATGTTTGAGTAATCGATGCCCATGACACTCGCAGCTTCAGTTGTTGCGCCATACTCTGCCACAAACTCGCCTTGCTTGGTGTACTGCCTTACAGCCTTTGCTTTGGCGCTCTTGCTCCCCACAAAACGCCCTTTATTCTTTTCGCTCGCCAACTGCGCTGTGCGTCTCACCACTTCGGGGTCTTTCTTAACTCCAAAGCCACCGTCTCCACCCTCGGTTATGTTGTAGCCGTATTGGGGATTGGTAGATTGGTACATCAAGATGAAGTCTATCTCGGATTGATATGCCTCTTCTTTGCTTAACCCTGTCTCAAGGATTTCATGCTTGATGTTGCTCCATCCGTACTTTTGTATTGCATTGTAGAAGTACGGATTGTGAACATATCCTTTGCCGTAAGCCCATCTTGTTTTAGGATCCCGACTTGTTTTGCCGATATAGACTTTGCCGTTTGGTGCGGTATGCATATAGACTGTATACTCACCCTTAGGTTTCATATCTGAGTTCCCTTGCGAAGATACTCTATGTCTTTCTGCATTTCGGTCATGTCAATGCTGAGTTGCCTTATGTCTTTGGCAAGACCCCCAATCTTTTCAGCGTATTCATTATGGACTGTCAATTTGTCTTCAATTCCTTTTAAAGTAACAGCAAGGTCGGTCTTGTCTTTTTCATGCTGTGTCCTTGCAATCACGAATTGGCAAAGAACTGAGGCTCCGGCTGTTATGAGAGCCACTATTATTGCTTCACTCATCGTACGGCTCTCCTACAATCTCGGCGTATTCCTCGGCTGTTATCCAACTTTTAATTACAGCGTTGTGCACCATCTCTTTATTCCACAGACCGCTATCATAGTAACGCTTAACTCTGTTAAATTTCGGACTCATTGTTATCCTCCTCGGTAGGGATTTCTACATCTGCCATCATTGCAACATAGTCAACTATGGCATTTAGGTTGTTGACGAGGGCTAACGCATTCTCGAGGTCAGCCTTGTCTGCCAAATTCATAGTGATTCGTTTGAGCACATTTTCATTGTTCATCTGTCCACAGTCCTTTATAGTATTTGTCAATTCTTTGCAATAAGCCGAACGTGTTGCCTTTGCTTGCGTGGTTACGCCACGCCATGTAAGACTCGTCCACCTTATCCTTTGGTATCTCTCCACGTTTTGCTTTTGCGACGAGGCGTTTTAGTTTTCTCCTTTGCGGCACTTGCGGATTGAATCATATAACGCTTCATATCCTATGACCGCTTCAATATCAAAAGATTCCATGCTAATAGTCCAACTGGCTTTTAAAAGTCATGTCCGTCATGGGATTATTGCTTTGCCTTACGGCAGGGATTTCGGCTCCTTGCCCCTATACTCA